TTGAATGATTATCCGTCAAAAGGCAAAGAGATGGTCGATTTTTGCGAGGAGATTGGCTGGCCGCTGCTTCCCTGGCAACAATGGTTGGCTGAACACGCTCACAAATACAACCCGGACACTGGCAAATGGATCAACAAGATCAACTGCCTAACAATCTCACGCCAGAATGGTAAATCTACTTTCATGGCTTTACGCATCCTAACCGGGATGTTCTTATGGGATGAAAAGATGCAAGTCGGAACTGCTCACAAGCTGACCACTTCATCTGAAATCTTTTACAAGATATTCGAGATTATTGATTCCAGCCCGAAGCTTCAAGGTGAGTTGGTTAAGAAAATTGAATCTAAGGGTTCTCAAGAGCTGCGCCTGCGTAATGGCGCTCGGTATTTAATCCGAGCCAATAACGGAAGCGCTCGCGGTATTGCCGCAGTCGATGCGGTTCATATGGATGAGGTTCGAGAGTATTACGATGAGGATGTCTGGTCATCGATGCGTTATGCGCAGATGTCGGCAAAGAATCCCCAGTTATGGCTTTACTCATCGGCAGGAGACCAACACTCAATAATCCTTAACCGAATTCGCGAACAGGCGTTAGCCAATATCGCTATGGGTAAATCTGATGGACTTGGGTATTACGAATGGTCAGGCTTACCAGATTGTCCAATCGATGCTGATGATCCTAAATTCTGGGAATCAATCGCTATGGCTAACCCATCGCTAGGACACACCATTGATCCGGACAATATTCGGGCGGTTTTGTCGGATGATGAAACTACAATTCGCACTGAAGTTTTGACCACTTGGGTTACGACTAGCAATCCAGTATTTGATCCGTCACTTTGGGCGGCTTGCGGCAGAGGTGACGCAAAGCTGGACAAAGAGGCAGATACTTGGATGGCTATTGACTTAACTCCGGATCGAAAGTCGGCAGCATTGGTCGCTGGTCAGAAAATCGAAGGTAACGAGGGTCATTTCAAGGTTGCACTCTTATCAACCTGGACAAATGAAAAAACCTTAGATGATCGACAATTAGCCAATGAGATAGCCGATTGGGTTAAGAAGTTTAACACCCAAGTGGTCGCTTATTCTGCTAGGACTTCGGGCGCAGTAGCGGCAAGACTTAAACCTGCTGGAATTCAGACAGAGCCGATTGATGGTATTGATTACGCGCAAGCCTGCGACATGATGTTGTCGGCGGTAGCTGCTAAAAGATTGGCTCACATAAATCAGCCAGAATTAACCCGTCAAGTCTTATCGGCAGTCAAATTGCCACAAGGCGATGGGGGTTGGATTATGGGTCGCAAAGTCAGTAATGCCACTATTGCGGCTGCGGTTGCTACCAGCATGGTATCAAGTTATGCGACACGCTCGCAGTCCGAAATAGACATATTTGTAGAATAACTTGATTATCCCCTATAATGTATGATAATGGGATTCTTAGATAATTTCACTTTACGCGCACCTGAACCAACAAATATCGTTGATGCAGCTAGTGTGCCAGTAAATAACCCTGATACATTTTATTTAACTCCACTTTATTCAGTAGATCGCAATACTGCGATGAGCGTTCCGTCAATCGCTCGCGCTCGAAACATTATCTGCGGAATCGTGGCATCTTTGCCATTAGAGCAGTATAATAAAGTCACTGGTGCGCATATTGAGCCACTACGAGTAATCAACCAACCTGATCAACGCGTACCAGGCTCGTATGTCCGCGTATGGCAGGCAGAGGATTTATTATTTTATGGCGTATCATACGCAGTCGTAAATTCAATTTATTCAGATGGTCGAGTAGCAGACTACACTCGCGTTGAACCATCGAGAGTTACTCCAAGATACAATGCAGATTCAACTGAAATCATTGCTTATCAATTAGATGGCAAAATAGCGCCGGATACTGGCGTTGGTTCGATCATTACATTTTACGGAATGGATGAAGGCTTACTATCTCGCGCAGGTCGCACCATCCGCGCAGCAATTGCCCTAGAGCGAGCAGCTGAAGCATTTGCACAATCACCAGTACCTACAATGGCACTAAAGTCAAATGGTACAAATCTAACCGCAGAGAGAATTACAAAACTTTTATCATCCTGGAATCAATCACGCAAGACTAACTCGACTGCATTTTTAAATGCAGATATCGATTTGCAAGTTTTGGGTATTGATCCGACGAAATTACAATTAAATGAAGCTCGCCAATATGTATCACTTGAATTGGCTAGAGCCACAGGCATCCCGGCTTACTTCTTATCATCTGAAACCACATCGATGACCTATTCAAACTCGGTTTCAGAGCGTAAGGCTTTAATTGATTTCAGCGTTCGCAACATTCTTGTGCCTATTGAGCAAAGGTTATCAATGCCAGATTTCGCCACGCTAAATACCGAAACCAGATTTGATTTAGACGATTTCCTACGCGGATCAGCACTTGAGCGCGCACAGGTTTATCAGATACTCAACCAACTTGGCGCGATGAGCGTTGAACAAATTCAGGAAGCAGAGGACTTAATTCGATGAAGGTCAATTTCTCGGTTAATCTCACCGCCGCAGATGCAGAGGCTCGCACACTATCGGGTCGCATTGTAACTTTTGGCGAGAAGGGCAACACTTCAATCGGGCCGACAATTTTCGCATCTGATTCTTTGAAGTTTAACAAAACCACAAAACTTTTACTAGAGCATGATCGCACTCGCCCAATCGGTAAGCTCTTAACTTACTCGATCCACGATGAAGGTATCGATGCAACATTCAAAGTCGCTGGAACAATTGCCGGTGATGATAGTTTGCTAGAGGCATCGGAGGGGCTAAGGGATGGCTTCTCAGTCGGTGCGTTTATTGAGGACTATGAAGTTATAAATGGCGTAATGAATATTACTGCTGCTCGCATCCAAGAAGTTTCATTAGTAACCGAGCCAGCAATTCAAAGTGCTCGCGTTGAGAAGGTCGCAGCAACCGAAAATGCTGAAACAGAAAATTCTGAAGTAAAAGAAGCTTCAGATAAACCAATCGAAGGAGAACCAGTGTCCGACACTACCGCTCCAGCTCCTGCCGCAGATGAAGCGGTAGAAGCTGCTAAGGTTGAGCCGACCATTGTGGCATCTGCACCAGTTGCACACACAAAGTTACGCTCACCAATCAATTCACCAGCATCTTACCTAGAGCATTCAGTTCGTGCTGCTCTAGGTGATGATCTATCACGCCAATATGTCGCAGCAGCATCCGACACCACAACCACAGAGGTTGCAGGCTTAGTACCAACACCACAATTAACAACCATTTGGGATCCAAAGACCACAAATGTCCGACCAGCTATTTCAGCAATTCGCACTGCGACTTTGCCAGCAGCAGGTATGACTTTTGAAATCCCAAGAGTTAAGACCGCTCCAACAGTTGCAGAAGCAGCTGAAAAAGGCGCATTTTCTGATACACAGGTTGAAATTGAATATGTATCAGTAGCAGTAAAGAAATTTGCAGGGATGCAAAAATTCGATGTTGAGGTTCTTGACCGCACATCGCCCGCATTCTTCACTGAATTGGTCAGTCTTATGTCCGCAGCTTATGCAAAAGCAACCGATGAAGCAGCTCTAACTGCAATTCAGGCAGGTACTTTGGATTCAACCGCAATTACACTCCCCTGGGATGGCGATGAATTATCAGCATTCGTAGGTCGAGCAGCAGCATCAATTTATGACGCAACCAAGCGTTTCCCAACTGGCATTATCATGTCCCCAACACAATGGGCAAACATGATTTCACTTAATGATTCATCAAAGCGACCACTATTTAATGTCGCTGGATCACCAAGCAACGCATTTGGTGCAGTAGAACCAGGCTCACCAGTTGGAACACTTCTAGGATTGCCAATTTATGTCGATCCATATCAGGGTACAGATGGTGACGATACAATCATGGTTGTAAATCGTGATTCATTTGTATGGTATGAAGGCGCTGGCCCATTGCAGCTACGCACCAACATCGTTGGAACAGGTCAAGTAGAAGTCGGATATTACGGATATGGCGCAACTGCGACTCTAACCGCCGGCGGAGCTTTTGGTTTCAACAAGAACTAATCAATCATGCCTAGCCTAGCTCTCGGGGCTAGGCAGTAGGTCGAAAGAAGGGAACGATATGCCAAGCATTGTAACTGCGGCTCAACTGCGGAGCATACTTGGCGTATCGTCATCCCTATATAACGATGCTTATCTTGACGATATTGTCGATGCTTCTGAAAATACAATCTTGCCAATGCTTGTATCTTTTGAAGCACCAGTACAAAAGGTAAAACTAGAGGACAATATCGCTTATTTTGAAACAGTAGGCGTTCATGAATTTACAGAAGGCCAATCAGTAATTATTACTGGATGCGGTTCGCCTTTTAATGGCACACGCACAATTAACGAGGATGATTTAGGGCTTTACACATTTAGCTGCAATATAACAAATGCAGATGTCGAGGAAGCCAATGTTATTCCAAGCGGCAAAGCAAAACTATCTGGCGCTTCAACTTATGTTGGCAATTCATCCGTAGAAGCTGCAGTCTTAACAGTAGCAGTTGAAATTTTCCAAAGCCGAGTAGCACCAGGTGGCCAGATCGAAGGCGTAGATTTCGCTAGCACACCGTTCCGTATGGGTAGAAGTTTATTCAACAAATGCGTCGGGTTATTAGGCGCATACATGGATGTAGAAACGCTGGCTCAATAATGCCGACAACAATCTCTGCCGATGTTAGAGGCGCGCTTGCAACTGCTTTAGCTAGTGTAGCAGCCAATGTCTATAATCATGTACCAGAAGCGGTAATTCCGCCAGCAGTGGTTTTAGTACCAGATTCACCATATTTGGAATTTGATACTATAGGAAAATCTAGTTTTCATTGTAATGTTAATCTTAATATTTCATGCATAGTTGCATATAATTCAAATCCAGCATCACTGGATAATTTGGAGCAGCTAATTGTATCCGTAGTTCAAGCCATTCCGGCTGGATGGACAGTTGATACAGTCGAGCGCCCATCCGTAACTGAAATTGGTGCAAGCGCCATGCTTGTATCCGATATCCGCGTTAGTAAGCACTATACGCAATCGTAAAAGGAGCCTAAATTGCCAACAAATGTAATAACAGGCCGCGACATTACGCTAACCATCGCTAGCACTAACTACGATGCGCAGACAACCAGCGCGGTACTATCCAATAGCCCGACCATCGATGTCTATCAGACACTAGATGGTAAGGCATACAAGCACACAGATGATCAGTGGTCATTTGCAGTTGAATTACTTTCAGACTGGGGAGCAACTTCATCGCTATTTGAGGCGATGTGGTCAGCAGCAGAATCAGCACCAAATACAACGCTCGCAGTATCTTTAACTGCTGCATCTGGCGCAGTCTTTGCATTCAATGTACTTCCAGTATTCCCAAGCGCAGGTGGCGCAGCTCCAGGAGCGCAGACCGATACTTGGACTTTCACAGTTGTCGGAACACCAACCGAAACTTTTAGCTAAGAGTTAGGAAAACGAGAGCATGAAGTTACCAATTACAATCGAATATAACTCTGGGGAGCAGGCTACTTATGTGGCCGCTCCGCCAGAGTGGGCTAAATGGGAAATTAAAACTGGCAAAACTATTGCCAAAGCGCAACAGGAAATCGGAATCAACGATCTCATGTTTTTAGCATATAACGCTATGAAGCGCGAAGCAGCAGGAAAGCCAGTTAAGTCCTACGAGATTTGGATGGAAACAGTATCCGATATCCAGGTTGGTGAGGATGACCCAAAAGCCACCCAGAAGGATCAGTAAGCCGCTTACTGGTTCAACTGGCCATAATGACTGGAATCCCAATGCAATACTGGGAATCAGCAGAGGATGTTTTAACTGCGGTTGAAATAGTGAAGGAGCGTGATGAGCGAAGTCGAGCCAATGGCTTTTGATAAAACCGAGATGCGAGCGCTCTTTAAGGCTCTCAAAGCTATGGATGATGAAGCCATAAATGAATCTAAAAAAATCTCTGGCGCTTTGGCTGAATATCTTAAGGGCAAAATTTCAATATCTGCTCGAAGTTTATATTCACGCAAAGTAGCAACCCGAATCGCTGATGGATCGAAAGTAAAAAAAGCCAGTCGTATAGGTGAGTTAAGTATTGGCTTTGCCAGTCAAAAATTCTCTGGTGGTGGTACTACTCAAATTCTATGGGCTGGCAGTGAATTTGGGTCTAATAAGTTTAAGCAGTTTCCAGTCTGGTCAGGCCGAGAAGGTCGCGGCTCAAAAGGTTGGTTTATCTATCCAACTCTCCGCCGCGAACAACCTTACATAGTCCGCGAGTGGGAATCCAAATTTCAGGATATTTTGAAAGAGTGGGATAAGTAATGGCTGGCAGTAGAACACTTACGCTCAAACTCTTAGCGGATATAAATAACTTTACTGATAACCTTAATAAAGGTTCTAAGTCTGCTCAAACTTTAGAGCAACAAATATCAGATTTTTCTAAGAAGGCAGCGTTAGCATTTGCAGCTTTAGGCGCTGCTGCGGTGGCCTATGGTAAGCAGGCAGTCGAAGCGGCGGCAGCCGATGAATCAGCTCAAATCAAATTAGCAGCCACAATCGAGGCCACCACCAAAGCATCTCAAGGCCAAATCAAGGCAGTCGAGGATTACATAACCAAGACTAGTATCGCTATCGGTATTACTGATGATGAGCTTAGGCCAGCATTTGCCAGGTTGGTTAGATCAACTAATGATGTCGAAAAAGCGCAGATATTACTTAATTTGGCGCTTGATTTACAAGCTGCTACTGGAAAACCACTTGAATCAGTCACCAATGCTTTAGGCAAAGCTTATGATGGCAATACTGCCGCGCTTGGCAAACTTGGTTTAGGCATTGATCAAAGTACGATAAAAAGCAAAGATTTTAACCGCATATTTACCGAGCTTGATGCCACTTTTGGTACTTTTGCAGAGGACACAGCAGGTACTACCCAAAAGAGCCTAGATCGTGTCCGAATTGCACTAGATGAAGCGAATGAATCTATCGGTATGGCTTTATTGCCAATTGTACAACAATTGACCGCCTGGCTTTTAGAAAACTTCGTACCTGCGCTAAATGCGGTTATCGATGGCTTAACTGGCGAACGCAGCATGGTTGATTCTATAGATGAAACCTACGATAAGTTTTACAACTGGGGTCAGCGCATCCGTGGCATTATAAATATCTTAATTTCTCTTAAAGAGGAAATTTTAATCGTTACTGGAGTAATGGCTGCCATGTTTATAGGTAGCAAAATCGCTGCTGGTATTGCGGCTACTATTTCAACAATCAATCTTTTAATTAAAGCCTATAACGCATTAAAAGCCAGTGCATTCGTAGCTGGTGTCGCTGCTTACTTTGCATTAAATCCCTTAGCTGGCGTAGCGGCATCGGCTGCTGGTATTGCCATTATCGCTGCGGCCAGCAAATATATTAGCGGTTTTGGCGGCGGCAATGAAGTTTCTATTCCTGCTGGTGCAACAGAAGGCGCAGCATTTTTGGGCGGCAATGTTTATGGCAGCAATAAAACAGTAGTTGGTTCAACTGCTGGTGGTAGTATTATTACAGGCGGAAATACTGCCGCATCAACTGGAATTAAGGTTAGCGGATTGCCGACATTTCCAAGCGGCGGCGGTTTAAGCGGAGGTATTAAAGCAAATTCAGGTTTTAATCCAAGCGGTTCTCGAGAATTTGATAATCGTGGAGTAATAAATGTTACAGTCAATGGAGCAATAGATCCTGCATCAACTGCAAGACAAATCGTTGATTTACTAAATAATGAAGCAGCTAGTTCTGGGACATTCTCACAGTTAGGCACGAGTCGCTGGGCATTAAGGGCTGAATAATGAATTGGGTTATCAATCCAGTCGTAACAGTCAATGGTACAGATTATACTGCCGATACCTTAAATGGCGTATCCATTACTTATGGTCGTGGCAATATATGGGAGCAACCCCGAGCCGCTTATGCTTCCATTCAAATTTTGAATGACGATAATTCACCATTATCAGTTAAACTCAATGATCTTATGGTTATCAAGGTCGATAATTCCACCGCTTCCCAAGTAACGCTATTTACAGGCAAAGTCACTTCCGTATCCAGCACAGTTTCAAGGATTGGAACAAGCGCAGAAATAATTATTCATACAGTCAATGGGATTTCACCATTAGGGGAAATGAATCGAGTTATCACTGGCACTTCTGCTTGGCCTAAAGAATACGATGATGATCGTTTAGACAGAATTTTAACCGATTCTGGTGTAACCATTGATATAGTAGATACTCCGGGGGTTTATGAATTTACTGCCATTACTCCCACTCCTAGCGATTGTTACTACTGGGCATCTTATTACGCTCAAATGGCATTTGGTTATCTTTATGATACAACTGATGGAAAAGTCGGTTATGCTAATGAATCACGCAGAACCTTAGATGCTGCAAATAATGGATATTTCACTATTCCAGAAAATGTAATTCTTTCAGGCAATTTACAATCGACTTTGGATACTAATAATCTTTTGAACGATGTCCGTTTAGAATACAAAAATAATCAAATCGTGACTTCAACTTCAGCGTCATCAATTTCCACATTCGGCAAGCGCGCTAGCGATATCCTTACTGAATTGGAGGATAGCGCTCAAGCACAAAACCAAGCTGACCGATATATTACTTTGAGATCAACTCCAGAAACCATCCTTCCAAACTTTACAGTCCAACTTAGCGCTCCCACAATCACCGCTGGAGTTTTAGATGGTTTATTGGGGCTTTATATCGGCAAGCCTATTCAAGTGGCTGATTTTCCAGATGGTATTTTTAATGGTATTTTTAAGGGTTTTGTCGAAGGCTGGAGTTTTGTCTTAAATCGCAATGTAGCCAATGTGAGCCTTAATGTTTCAAAGAATACCCTTAGCATCACCCCGACCAGGTGGCAGGATGTAAGCGCGAGCCTTCAATGGGAGGATGTCGATCCCGTGGTAGAATGGAGTGACTATGAATAAGGTGATATATGGCATTTAGCTCCAATTATGGCTGGCTTGAGCCAGACGATTCCGATTTTGTAAAAGACGGAGCTTTGGCAATGCGTGATCTAGGCGATGATATAGACACAACTGTCTGGCAAATTGCAACCTTCAAACAACAAATTATCCATCCTTTTCTTTTAATGGGGGCGTAAATGGCAGTTACTTACAAAATACTCGGACAAGTTGCACCTAATGCAACAACCGAAACCGATCTTTATACAGTACCAGCAAGCACAGAAACGATAGTTTCGACTATTGCGGTTGCCAACAGATCATCCAGTGATGCAACTTTTAGAATTTCATGCTCAATCGATGGTGCGGCTACCGCAACTAAAGATTATATTGCCTACGATTTAACTTGCGCCGGAAATGGTGTTAATTATTTTACTTTAGGTATATCAATCAATGCCACCGATAAAATTCGCGTTTATGCTTCTAGCGCAAATCTTTCATTCACAGCTTTTGGAAGTGAGATTGCCTAATGGCATATACAAAAATCCCAGCAACAGTCTATAAAACACAAGAATTTACTTCAGGTACGACTTCATGGGTAGCACCTAGTGGTGTTTATTCAATTGATATTTTATTAGTCGCTGGCGGTGGCGGTGGCGGTGGTATAAATACAACTTCATCAGGCTGCTCTGGCGGTGGCGGTGGCGGTCAAGTCGTTAAGAAAACTCTTTCAGTAGTGCCTGGCACTTCATATTCAGTTGTAATTGGTGGCGGCGGTGCTGGTGGCACAACATCAGGAACAATCGGCTCGACAGGATCAAATTCAAGTTTTGGATCATTATTGATTTGCGGCGGTGGCGGTGGCGGTGGTCAGCAAAGCGCAGCTGGTGGTAATGGCGCAGCAGGAACAAATGCTTTTGGTGGTGGTAATGATGGTGGTCGTTCTGGTGGGTATTTAGGTGGTACTGCATCAGGTGGTTCTGGAGGCGGCGCAGGTTCTGCTTCTGGCGTATCTGGCAATGGAGGCGGCGCAGGCGGTCAAGGAACAGGAACAACCGCTGCCACTGGCCAACATTTTGGCGGCGGTGGAGCATTTGGCTTTGGCGCTGGAGGTAGAGGAACTTTAGGCGGTGGTTCAATTAACACCCCAGCAAATAATGCTAACGCTAATTCTGGCAATGGCGGTAATGGCGTTGGCACTTCTGGAACAACTGCAACCGCTGGTTCTAATGGTGGTTCAGGTTATTGCATAATTTCATGGGTTCAATAAGGGGCGTAAATGGCACACTTTGCGGAAATTGATGATAACAATATTGTACTAAGAGTTTTAGTTGTACCAAATGAAGTAGAAAATCGCGGCCAAGAGTATTTGGCTGATGAAATTGGTTTAGGTGGTCGCTGGATTCAAACTTCATATAATGCAAAAATTCGCGGTAAATATGCTGGTATTAATGATATTTACGATGAAGTACAAGATATTTTTTATTCACCAGTGCCAGAAACTATTGAGCTTGAATTAATAACGGATGAAACCCTGGCTAAGTAAGTCAGCTAGGCAGTTACGCGAGCAAATCGATGATGCCTACCCTGACCGCGACAGACGCTCCGATGGTTGGATAGGCGATGCCAAACACGCTACATCCAAGTCGGATCACAATCCAGATGCCAAAACTGGATGCGTTAGGGCGATTGATATTGACGCTGATTTATCAAGACATAAATCAGAAAGCGTTTATCTTGCAGATCAGATTAGAGCCTATGGCAAACGCTCCAAGCGAATTGCCTATGTTATACACAACGGAAAGATTGCGTCACCCATCCTTAATTGGCGTTGGCGTAAATACAAAGGCAGCAACCCACACACATCGCATATTCATATCAGCTTCACTAAAGCGGCTGATAATGATTCTGCGTTCTTTGATATACCGCTATTAGGGGGAAAACAATGAAGCATCCAATAGTCCTAGCACTAGGCGCATTTTTAGCAGCATGGTCAGGCTCAAATTTCGATCTCGACTATCGCTCGATTTTGGCGGCAGTCCTAGCTGGTGTATTTGGATACGCCACCCCTAAGAAAAAATGAGCGTTAGCGACTATGTAGCGGTAGTAGTCGGCATCTGCACGATAACCGCAGCTTTCATCGGTTCAATACAATGGCTGGTCAAGCATTACCTGGCTGAACTTAAGCCTAATGGTGGCTCAAGCATGAATGATCGTCTAGCGCGTGTCGAACGCCAAATAGAACAGATTTATCAGACCCTTCTGCAAAAATAAACCAATGGGGTTAATGGATGGTGATTGCCGAACCGATGGCATCTACATATTCATTGAAAATACCGAATGGGTGGTGAGTGCAAAGCATGGCAGCGAAAAGGAAACCGCAAAAGGTGAAAACAGTCCGCTATGAGGACTATACGCCGCTTGAAATTCACGCCATCCAAATACGCGAGTTTTATTTAGCGCTTCGCAAGGCTGGTTTTAAGCCGGATGAGGCTCTTGGCGTATGTACTGATCGTATGGGTTGGCCAGATTGGTTCGGCTTACCCGAGAAACCATCAGAGGATATCGGCACAATAATTGATGACGAGGATGACGATTAAGCGCCGAATATTAGTTATCAGCGACTTACAGATTCCCTATCATCATCCAGTCGCGGTTAAGAATGTCGCAAAGCTAGTTAGCCGCGAGAAGTTCGACCAAGTGCTATGCGTAGGCGATGAGATTGATTTTCAGAGCTTGTCCAAATGGGCTAAAGGCACACCGCTTGAGTTTGAGGACACGCTAGATCATGACCGAAGCCTTACCCAAGACATTCTTTGGGATTTAGGTGTAACTGATATAACCAGGTCAAATCACACCGATAGGCTTTATCACACGCTGCTTAAAGGCGCACCAGCGCTTAGAGCCTTGCCAGAACTTGACTACCCTAAATTCATGGGCTTTGATGAGTTAGGTATCCGATTCCACAAGAAGCCATACGAGTTTTTACCTAACTGGGTTTTGGTGCATGGGGATGAAGGCAGCTTAAACCGGAATGCCGGAGGTACTGCCGCAGGGCTAGCCAATAAGTTTGGCGCTAATGTAGTTTGCGGGCATACCCATAGGCTCGGCCTACAAGGCATCTCACAGGGCTTCAAAGGCCGATTTAAGACACTTTGGGGCTTCGAGGTAGGGAACTTAATGGATGGCAAGCAAGCGTCTTATTTACGCGCTGGAAGCGCTAATTGGCAGATGGGCTTTGGCATTATTGAAGTCTATGGAAAGAGCGTGACCTGCATACCAGTTCCAGTAAATCAGGATGGGTCATTCACGATCTACGGAAAGCATTATTACTAAATCGTTATAAGACACGCCGATGCGCGATGTCGTATCTGGCTGATAGAAGTGCCACCCTACGGATGTGCAAATAGCACAAACGAGAGGAAAGCAATGAACACAGACACAATCATATTTATATCGATGGTCTTTAGCTGCTTGATTGGCTTTGTAATAGGCCGATGGGAACGCAAAGATAGCCAGACCCGTATGTATCGTCATGGGTTTCACATCGGTAAGCAGGTGGGCAAAATTGGACGCTAATGAAGTTATCGATAAAGCTCACGACATTCTTTTGGAGCGTCAAGACAAGTACGGGGAATTCCACATTACAAGTTACCGGACTGCAAGTCTGCAGACCCTTATCCATGAGGAACGCCGAACACCAGAGCAGTGGTGCTTGGATATGGTCGCTACAAAACTGGCAAGGATCTACAACTCACCAGATCACCTGGACAACTACATCGATGCCATCTGCTACCTTGCAGAAGCAGCCGCATTAGTCAAGACACCGAAAGAGGAAATTTAATGGATGAGCAAGAGGCATTTGAGAAACTGCTAATGATGCACCAAGACGCTAAACGCTTCAGGATGGCTTACCTGGCGCAATTAGCGAAATTTGCAGAGGAATATAAACAACCAATCGAGCAAGTAGATGAAGCAGTTAGGGAGAAAAAATATGGCTTTTGATTTAAGCAATTATGAGGATGTTGCGACACTTAACCGATGGTTTCAAGAAAACTATCCGATGGGTCGCATCGCAATGGATGTAATTTCAGACGATCCTAAAGAGGAAAGACTGATAGTGCTGGTAAGTATTTATCGGGATGCTAACGATCCGCACCCAGCCATTCAGAACATAGCCAGAGGCAAGCAAGGGGAATACAACCGAAATTTGGCTCGCTTTTATGCGGAGGATGTGGCCACAAGTGCGATTGGCAGAGCAATTCTTTTACTAAAAGGTGCAGACAAAACTGCTCACCGGGAAGGCATGGAAAGAGCTGCTGATAACTTGCCGAACAAGTTCGAGAAGCGTATTGCAGAGAAAATACCAGTGGAGAAGCCAAGCGATCCCTGGACTATCGAGGTTAAAGAAATGCCAGTGCCAGTCAATGAGGCAGTAGCAGCTCTAAACGATGGCATTACGCCGGAGCAAGTGCCAATGTGTAAGCATGGCCCTATGACCCTAAAAGAAGGTATTGGTAAGACCAATAAGCCCTATCATGGTTATACCTGCAATGTCTGGTCAAACGACAAATGCGACCCGATTTGGTATGAGCTAGACAAGTCAGGCCGATGGATACCGCAAAGGCCGAAGGTCGAAACAAGGGAGTTAGGCTGATGGGATATATCGAAATACATAGACCAGATGGCACAATCATCTATTTAGGTGAGCCACAACCATTACATAAAGCAGAGAAAATCGAGATTTGCGACATGTGTAATGAGCCAAAACCCGAAAGCGATCTAAAAAATGTCGGCGGCTCTGATGATGCGACCAAGATTTGGGAATGCTCAAAATGCCATGCAAAGAACCAGAGCTAGTTAATGGCCAAATTTGCAATCGCTGATCCGCCTTACTTTGGGCGAGCAAAGCGTTGGTATGGTGAGGGTGGGGTTGGCTATGGATATGGTCGAGGCCAAGCTGATAACCATCCAGAAGCGGCTATTTGGGATACACCAGAACCGCATTTAGAGCTAATAAATCATCTCGAATCTAATTATGATGGTTTTGCCATAGCTACAAGTGTTTTAGGCTTGAATGTGTATTTACAAGCAATAAGCCTTAAACCAGCTAGCGGATATCGCTTGTGTATATGGCACAAGCCAATAAGTGCGCCTAGCGCTTCGCGTATCCGTAATGCCTATGAACCAACAATCATTTATGTTCATCCCGAAAGGCGTGGTTATAAAAGCCATACTCGGATGGATGATATTAAAACAATCAAAATAACAAAAAATGGCTTTATAGGCGCAAAGCCTAAAGAATGGGTTTGGTGGGTATTAGATCTTATGGGTGCAGACAAATATGACCAAATTGATGATCTCTTTATTGGTTCAGGTGCAGTTACCCAAGCAATCAATGAATGGAAAGGCTTGACCAATGCCTAACCAAAGTCGTAAGGTACGAGGCAGGCGAACCGAGCATGTCGTAGCCAACTATTTCCAGCAGTTTTGGGAAGCTGCAAGGGCGGTCAATAGTGGGGCTAGCGGGAGCGATGTGCTTGGAACGCCATTTGATATCGAGGTCAAAGCCAGAGCAGCATTTCAGCCAAAGGCTTGGATAGACCAACAAAAGAAGCGTGATGATGGCAAATTGAAGTTCATCGTCATGCGTTGCAATGGTCAAGGTGAGAACCCGGAGGATTATGTGTTTATAGCACGATTAGGCGACATGATGCCACTACTCGAGGACAAAGTGCCAAGCGATGATATTGCAAGGTGTAAAGGCTGTGGATCATGGACAATCATTAGTCGAGTATGTGAAGTCTGCAAGGTTATAAATGGCAAAGCTATGTAAGCATATTTATCAAATACTTGGTACAAACATTTGTGAGTTTTGTACAAAACCAACCCATGAAACCGATTGGAGTTTAATTGCTAAACAAAGAGAATCATGGATCAAAGAAGGTAAGCAAGTCCAACAAGGCTGGTGGTCGATTTAACGACACGCCCGAATCAAGGTTAAGAAATATGGCTCTGACCTGCGGTTTTGTCTTTCGACTTGACAAGTATGTTACGCTAATGGCTAGAGCCTATCCAAAGGCTCACCGCGAGCCGCGGAAGCGGGTAGCTCGCGGGGTAGCCCTAGCGTTGGTGGGATCTCTATGTCTAGCGCAGCCGACATCTGAGGCTCAGAAGATTGCAGTAAAAGATGTTGATCCTTATTTGTATTCTATAAAGATTATCGGTTTTCAAGAATCAAGCTGCTTGTGGCGTATCGCTAAACGCGAATCTAACATTAGATGGAATGCGGTTAATAGATCTAGTGGTGCTAGTGGTGCATTCCAGTTTATGTCGCCACACTTTAAGACAATGCATCCAAATAGACAGATTGAAAAGGCAGTAGAATATGCTTTCCACCGCTATGGTGGAGTATGCAAAGCATGGGATGCATGGAAGGTTCAGCGGTGGTGGTAATGGCTACATATGAGTTTAGATGCTGCGGTATAACGCAAGAGATAACTATCAGTATCAAAGAGCAATTACCTAAGCCTAAATGCCAGATGTGTAATGGTGATATGGCTAGGGTATATACACCAGTTGGTGTTGCATTCAAAGCCAAAGGGTTCTATTCAACCGGATCATGAGTAAGCAATCAGCATTAAGAGCTAATGGCTCTACCTATCGATGGAGGCAGATACGACAAAGGGTTCTAGCGCGTGATAACTACTTGTGTTATTACTGCGGCCAAGAGGCCAACACAGTTGATCATGTCGTGCCACGCAGACTGGGCGGTGATGATAGCC